ATGTCTTTCATGCAGGCTTCAATTGTGTCTGCTGGAATGATAACGGCCACGCCGCCATCTGCTGTTTTGTAAATTATTCGTTGGGTCATTTTTTTCTTTCAACGGAAAATAGATGCATTAACGGAACCGCAATCAACATTTAAAAATGACGAATTAAAGACTTGAATGGCAAAACCTGTAGTTGATCTCGAGGCGCTAATAATGCCTAATGTACTTGTTGTGTCTGTACTATCTCGCCCGGTAGACATTGAAACTGCATAATTTGCATCAGCCATCGCTGTATTAATATTTACCGTGTAATTGCCTGTCCCGTTATCCGTAATGCTGCTGACGTTTCCAGATGCACGAATCGCCACAGTGCCAGTACCGTTAAAGTTCACCCACGCACGAGCAGCATAAAGAGGCGCAGTACCCGACACCGTAGCAAACTGTGCAGAATCAATATTAGGGGTGACTAGCGTAGGGCTGGTTAAAGTTTTATTTGTTAGAGTTTGAGTATCTGAAGTTCCAACAACAGTACCAGTTGGCGCGCTTTTAGTTGCCCATGTATCAAGGTCAGTATCCCATGCTTGGACATTTGTTCCAATAACCAACCCAAGATTGGTACGAGCATTAGCCGCTGTAGACGCGCCTGTACCACCATCAGCAATTGCTAAATCTGTAATGCCAGTAATAGTACCACCTGAGATTGTTGCAGTTGGGATTACTACCGTTCCAGTAAACGTAGGACTAGCCAAATCAGCCTTGGTTGCAATAGCCACCGAAATATTTACAAACTCGGTGTTGATCTCCGTGCCCTTAACAATCTTTAGCGGATCGCCAGAAGTTAGCGCGTCTTTGGTTGCGAAATTGGTACTCTGTGTGTAATTTGACAAAATATACTCCCTGAATATTACGACATCTTGCCGTCTTTGCTTTGGATTTCAATTCGCTGAATAGATAGCGCCGAGCCATTGATATTGGTTTCATAACCCGTTTGCACGATTTTACCGCTACCAGAGGCAGACACGCTTAATGTTTGCAAAGCCACACCGCTGGCGTATTGAGCAATCACCGTAGCATTTGCACCGTACTCAGCAATCCCGTACTCAGAAACCGATTGTGTCGGAATTTGTGCATTGGTTGCAAGATAGTTGGCGCTGAAATCAAAGCCCCATTTAATCGTCACAAACTGGTTTGTGCCGCCAATCACAATCACCTTGAGCCGCTTTAGTAGCGAGGTGACATTGGCATTACCTAGATCAGCGTGGTTCGTGTAGTACAACAGCCTATACGACTCAGTGTCGTCTTGTGCGCCCGTGTACTTGGCAATATAGCTTGTCTTGCCTAGCAGCACATCACCGTTGCGCCTTGAGAGCAATGCTGTAGGCTCAATAGAATCCCAAGTAGTAACTCGAAAAGAACCATCTTGTAATTGCCCACGGGTATCAAAACAAAACACTTCTTTGACAAAAGGTAGCGTTAACAAATAGAACGCTTCTGTTTCAGAGTAAACAGACTTGATGTTTGCAAGCGTCTCGCCAGCAACGATGTTCATAAAGTCACTACGGACATTCTTGGACAGATCGCCAATCGGCACAGACTTTTCAATCACAGTCCTAGCAAATGACCGCACACCAGAATTGGACAAAAACAAAACATCCTTGCCAGTGCTTTGAATTGAGTCTCTAGCGATGCAGCCAATACCAGCCACGGTGTCGGCTAGTGTTATTGTTGAAGGCGTATTTGCACCTGAATAAACCAGAATCTGACGCTGGCCGAAGATGATCAGGAAATTGTTGTGCGCTGCCAAGCCGGTGATATTGTCAGCACCATTAGGCCACACCTGATTGATATTTAATGAGCCTGCCGTGCCGCCAGTCCAAATGTGTCCCGAAAGCAAGTCAGAGAAAAACACCGTGGTGTTGTCTGATGCTGTGTCTGCTACCCACAAGCGGCCATAGGCGCTGATGGCGATGTTGCCAGAAGGAACAGTACCCGCATAGCCGGTCTTCTCGCTTACGCGCCGAAAGGTAGTAGTGCTTACAGCAGGATCAAATATAAGAGGGTCAAAGCCACTTTGAAAGAAGTAAGTAATTCCGTTCAGCGAGGCGCAAGACCAATTGTTAGCCGTAATGGTGGGCGCTGTGCCCCCGCCACCGTAGGTCAATTCAACTACGGCATTGCTGCTATCTAACTTGAATAACTTGTTGTTGCCAGCAAAGAGGATTGTAAGAGTGCCGTCAGTCTGTACTAGTTCGTGGATCACGGCAGGAGCATTAGCACCCAAAGCACCAGCCGATGCGTTGACTCGCGCCCAGCCCTTGCGTGAGCCGATACGCCCAAACTGATCAATTACGCAATTGGTGGCAACCAGCGCAAAGCCAGCCGCCAAGTCCAAAGGCGAGTCTTGCGTATTCAGGCCAAAGAACCCTGGCGCCGAAATGCTAGCAGTCTGGAGGGTTTGGCTCATATCGCTATGAACTCCTGACTCTCAGGATAGCGCGTGCTTTCTAATGCAATCTGGTCAGCCAACATACCTTTGTAAAGTTGATAGGCCTCTGAAGAGCCTAGCCCCCCATCTTCACCACGCTCCACCAAAGCACGGGCATAGGCGTTTTGCACCACCAAGAAGTCTGGAACAAGCACGGACGTGCCATCAGCAGCCAATGCAGCCTGTGGCACTGTTACCGAAAATGGGATGCTGTAGACCCCATCAGGGCGCGGGAACAGCACTACTTTTGTATCACCGCTACCATCTACGCCATCAAATGTGTAGTATTGCGGAATTCCGTTTGTGGTGGGAACCAGATTCTGGTATCGGTTCATTTCCACAAAAGTGATGTTTTGCATCCCAATGTTAGACGTGGTATTAATGGCGTCCTGCACTTGGAATTTCTGACCTGCGCCGGTCATTGAATATTGATAGGTCGCGGCTACCGTAGTAATTGTGACGGTCTGGCCCAACACGTTCCAGTTAAAAGAGTCTTCTATCTGGCGTTTGGCATCGTTAACGAAAAGGCCAATCAAAGAAGAATAGGCGGTTTCATTGTTGGTCGATACCTGCGTTTCACGCAAACGAATCAGCACGTTGTTGATAAGCTGAAGGTAGGTCATTTCTTGTTCCTTGCGCTGATTGCCTTGGCCTTGGATTTGGCATCTGCTTTAGACGATGCGCCCCAAGCCTTCAAGGACAAAAGCAAGCGAGTAGGTTCGCCATCCTTGTACTCAGGCCCAGGCATATTGCCCATGCGTGCTAAAAAGGAGGCCCTACGAGGGTTGTCGCCTGACTTGACTGGTGCTTTGAGACTTCCACCAGTCGTAGCATTATAAGACGATCGGCCTTTAGCGTTCAAGCCGCCAGTCTTAGCTTGGCCTTCTTTTCTTTGCCAAGCAGGAGTTTTCATTTTTTGGCCTTTTTCGGTGGGGCGTGTAATAAATTTTTACTCTGAGCCGTGTGCTTTGCGCCTGTCATCAACACACCCCCCTCCTTATGAACCGGCCCTTTATAGGCTTTTCCATTAGGTAGGTAGTGTGTTGCGGCCTTGCTCATTTCTTTGGCTTCTTTGCAGTCTTGGCAGCCTTCTTAAAGTCGGCAGCAGAAGGTGCGGCCTTAGACCCCACCTTATTCATCTTCTCACCAGAGCCAGCAGCGATACGCTTTTGCTTGGCATTAATGTTGGCATATAGTCCTGGCTTCATATCAACTCCGTTACAGAAAATGTAGAAGTAGTTACCGCAGCATCTTTGATAACAGCAATCTTTTGACCAGGACTGACCCGAATAATCTCAGAAAAATTATTGGGCATCATGGGCGATGTTGTAATGCTTGCTGTTGGACTTGTACCAATTGCAAAATGGCAGTGCCCTTGTGAGCAAGCTACACGAACCATCGTAGTAGACGCGCCAAAAGCCGTAGATTGAACGCTAGAGGTTGTAACCGTAAACACTTGCGTTGTGCCCAAACTTGGCACACCAAGCGCCACTTGATTGGGGTCAAGTTGGAAGGTAGACATTACTTGGCTCGTTTGGCTTTAGTTGCCATGTTGGTGGCAGTGCGCTGACCACGTTTAGGCATAGGCTTGGGCTTGCCAACGGCAACCATGACGGTTACCGGCATGGCCTTTTTCTTGGAACTAGGCATTTTTTTATCGTACATGATTTAATCCTTCAACAGTTAATTTACGAGGTCTACCTAACTTTTTTGATGGCGCATTCATTGGCAACAGTTTGGCTTCAGGTTCAATTTGTTCATCCTCATCCAAACGAACATAGCCTTGATGACCGCGCATTGATTCAATATCTACGGCCTGAGTAAAAGTTACAGTGTTTCCAGACTGTAAACAACGAAAAGTTGCCATGATTACCTTAAAAGAGGGGGTTATTAGCCCCCCCGTATTTAAACCATGCGAGCAATAACCAATTTTATTGTCGTTGCAGCTAGGTCAACAGCAGCGCCAGTGGTGTTAGTCGTTGCGATTGTGACCGTGTTAGCAGCGGAAACGTAGGCACGGCGAACAAGCCCAGCCTCGCTAACGCCAGCAGATAGTCCAAGCACCATATCGCCCAAGACAACGCCAGGTACAGCTACGGTATCAGTTCCAGCAGCTTGATCTGCTACGGAAGCAGAATTTAGGGTACAAACCACTTCCCATGTGTCGCTAAAGACGCCACGAAATTGGTCGTTGCCTTGTCGGGCAGTAATTGCGGTTGCAGCAGCCATTTTTTAACTCCTTAAAAATAATCCCCCCATTGCTGGGGGGGATAGGGTTAGGCTGGCACTGCTAACGCATAGGCGCTAGAAGACAAAGCTGCACCGGTTGTAGCGGCTGCACGGAGTGCTGCAACACCATACAAGGTATCAGACGTAAACAAAGTGGCAAGGTAGTCTTGCTTGTACTGAGTTTGTGAACGGATACCAATTTGCTCAACCAGAACCATCGCGTCCTTGTGACCCATCAAGCAAATACGATCTGTAGTGCTGTTACCAGCACCAGTATCAGCATTGCTAGATGTGAACACGGGGATGCCGTACAGGTTGCCAATTTCACCAGTGCGGATTGCATTGCCATTACCCACAAAAGCCTGCTCTGTATAACGGGAAAGACCCATCAACGTATTGCGGCTAGATGGAGGGATTAGGAAAAAGCGATTGTCCATTGGCGTATCGTTGTCGTCTAAACGCTGAATGGTTCTACGGATAGCAGCATCAGTCAAAGCGGCTGCATTTGAACTGCTGCTGTTATAAGCAGTAGTACCATCAGAGCCAATGAAAGCCTTGGTGGTTGCAGCAGAAGTCGCATAGTCGTTAGTACCAACAGTAGCACCATTGAATGCGCGGCCCAATTGAACCAGGCTAGTATCCACTTGCTTGGCAAGCGCATAGCCAGCGTCAGCAGTGTAGAACTGGCGCAAGCTGTTTAGGGCTTGTGCTTCAACGATGTCCTCAATGAAACGTGAATATTCAAAGTGCTTGTTAATAGACACCGTAATCTCTGTTTCAGTATCGGCAATCAGAGTAACGGCAGTAGATGCCGCTTTCGCTGAAGCAGAACCACGGGTAGGTGCGGGAATGTGAACCACATCGCCCTTCTTACCTTTGAAGTTCATCTTCATTACAATGTTAGCCAGAACAAGGTTTTTCTTGTAAGCGGCTATGATCTCGTCAGACCAAATCTCGGGGATAAATTTATCGGCGGTAGTTACTGTTACCGCTGGGGTGGGATATGCCATAATAATGCTCCAAAAAAATTAAATTATCTTACACGCCCTTCGGCATAGGCTGTGAGTATTTCATCGTTCAGCGCTTCATACCTTGAAGGGTCTGTCATCTTGAGACGAATAAGGTCAGCACGTCGGTAGACTCGTTTTGAACTCTCGCCAGAACCACCAACATCAACTTGCGCCGCCTTCATGGTCTTGGTTCGTGCAGCAGTATCTGCTTGCTCGGATTCCTTGGCCTTAATGCCGCGCAATTCTTTGTAAGTGGACAACAACTCATTAGCCGAATCATAGTCAAAGTCACCATCTGCTTTTGCGTAGAGTCCCAAACGAATAGGCGAAGACTTCACCCAATTTTGAAACCCAGTATCGTTGACCACTTGCGAATAGTCAGGATGCTCTTGCGTTAGCTTCTGCTGAATCTGCATCCGTTTGAAATCTTGTCCAGCTTGTCTGGCCGCAAGAACATCGGGATGTTTATCAATCTGGCCTTTAATTGCTTTTTGAGGATTCTCAAAAAAGTCAACTTCCGGTTCAACCTCTACTTGTTGCTGCTTAGAACTGAGGTTTTGCTTGAGTAATTCGTCAGCGAGTTTACGGACTTCTCCCACTTCTTGGGCTTGCTTGCCAATTAGCTTTTCAGCCTCTTGGTGCATCCGTACAACTTCTTCTAAACTTTTAGCCCTGTACTTGTCAGGAAGTTCAGAGGATTTATTTTCCTCGATTTCGAGTTCACCTAGCGGCTCTTGTTCTTGATCAATCAACATATTTTTTCCTGCCAAAACGGTTGTAGGATAATTCAACTCGGCTTGCGCTTATGAGTTGGCTTTACGCTCTGCACTTAACTTTTCTCGGTGCTTTCTCTCGAACCTTCCATGCTCTGATGGAAAAGAACCAGACCATCCTTCCAATTTAAATGACGGAGCGCTAATAATACGGTTGGCTTGCCAACCGCACGAACACTGCACACTGATTGTCTCATAATCAACCAATGCCTCAGTGCGTTTGCTGCAATCGCAGACAAATTCATACATTCTTTTCATTCAAGTCCTCGTATGCTCTTTCGCTAACCCCTTTAAGGGTTTTTAGCCAAATAAGTATAGAAATCTCGCCTTTGCGGAATTGTAAACTTTTTTCATCTGCAATGGTAGAGATATTGTTTAGCGGGATAAGGATGTTTTCAACATCTTCCATAAGATCAGCCCAGCCTGGTCGAGAAAACAGGTCAAACCGATCTTCATAGTATTTTTGTAGTTCAGGTGTCATCAGCGTATTTTAAATTGATCAAAAAAAGCTGCGGCCGCTACACATAACCCACCTAACCACAACAGTGGTTTTGCTAGTTTTCCTAAAGTTTCAAGCACCTTGAAAGCTCCCTGTGCAGCAACAAACGCAGTTGTCACATCTTTAGTGCTTTCAGACAAAGCATCAACCTTGTTTTCGACCTCCACCAAACGGTCGTAAATTTCTCGGTGAGTTATGTCTTGAGTCATGTTGAAACTCTAAGTTATGCAGTAGCCCAAGGCACGCCAGATTCCTGCACAGGGGCTTTTAGCGCGTCTATCTGGCTTTGCAGATTGGCTTCTACGGCGTCTTTGCCAAGCGTGGCTTGCACCCAGCCAACCACAATTTCTTGCGTAAGGTCTTCGTATGGCATATATGTTTCGCTAGGTGTATAGCTAGTAGTGCCGTAGGTAGAGGATTGGTAGATTCCTTCAATAGCTCCCACGTTGTAATGCACCGTGAACACAAAGCCGTCAGAGGTGATACGATCCATTTGTACGATTTGCCAGTTGAATGTAGTCATAATGTTCTCTTAAACAGAAGTAATGGTTTGCCAAGCACCACTAGCATAAACACAGAGTTTTGCAAGAGTGGTATCAAATATCATCAAACCTGCTGCTGGACTAGCAATCGCATTCTTTTGCGTTGTAGTCATGTTTGGCATACGCACACCCTTGGTGGTACTTTGAACGTCTAGGATGGCAGACGCTGAAGGGGCCGTAGTCCCAACGCCTACATTTCCAAGTTGGTCAATTCTCATCCTTTCCGTTAATGCACCAGTAGTGTCGGAAGTATTAAAGTTAAGGCTAGATGTGCCTCCATTTAGAGCAGTGTGGATGACATTAATTGATGCATGAAGTTTGGGGCCAGCCGTAGAAGCGTCAAAAGAATAAAATCCAAGCCTTGCCCAAGGCAATGTTGTACTCCAATCAGCAGCGCTAGTGCTAGTGGTAATCCTAACTTCTGTGGGTACTGGTGTTGCGCTTCCTGTGACAGAGGATACTTCAAGTGCTGCGTTTGGCGAAGTAGTCCCAAAACCCACCTTGCCTGTGGAGTCAATAGTTTGGCGAACCGTGCCAGCACCATCGCTTAATACTATGTAGTTGCTGCCGGTTGCAGAGATGGGAGCAGCGGAGCCGGTGTACGCGCCAAGGACGGTGTTGTTAGCGCCCGTGGTGATGGCACTACCAGCTTGATACCCCATCGCGGTATTTCCACCCCCCGTGCTTAATTTCAACGCGTAATACCCTACAGCCGTTTGACCAACTCCTGAAGTGTTGCTGGATAACGCGAGTGATCCAATCCCCACTGTCCCAGTAGCAGTATTTGAAGCCACAGCAGAAAATCCCACGCCTATAGCCTCGTCGCATTGCGCGGTACTCATGGCACTCGGCCCCACGGCAACATTGGAGGCGTAGCCGTCCAAGTTACTTAAAGCACCATCTCCTATTGCAACATTTTGATTTCCAGTTTCTAAATTGCCTAACGCATTACTACCTACGGCAGTGTTGTTTGCGCCAGTAATTGCGCTCTGCAATGCGGCATTACCAATTGCCGTATTGTCGTCCGCTATTGTTGCCGCGTTTAAAGCGTTAATCCCAACCGCTGTATTAAATACGCCGGTAGAATTGGTTGCCAATGCGCCATTCCCTACCACCGTATTGGACACTACCGCACCCGCGCCACGTCCTACGGTCATCCCTTGAATAGTAGCGCCACCTGACGCGCTTAGTGTCCCAACGCCAGACACATTACCTGCATCGGTAATAATGACTGCCGAGTTTTGTATTAGCTTTCCAGTTGTCCCATCAAACCTAGCAACGGCGTTATCTGTTGCAGATGTCGGCCCCATAACATCGCCACCGCTGCCGCTACTGCCGCCGCCTCTTGTGATTGCAATGATTTGCTTTTCCAACTCGGGCGAAACAATCTCGCCAGCATTGATTTGCTTACCAGACGACAGATTGATAATCAGGCTACCATCAAAATCAATATTTGCATCGGTAACTGATACACCGTCAGTACCGTCTATTCCGTCCTTACCTGGTGGGCCTTGCAAACCTGGCTTACCGTTGATGCCATCCTTACCGTTACGCCCGTCTTTACCGTTGCGTCCATCGCTGCCATTAATTCCATCGCGCCCGTCCTTGATAGTCAATACGCGCTTTTCAATGACATTGCTTACGTTGTCAAACTTCTCGGTGATGTTGGTTTCAATTTGCTTAAAGGCTTGAACAACTCGTTGGACATTACCAGCAACCTTTTGCTGTTGCATTTTGTCAACGCTAACCATGAAATCATCAACTTCATTCAATACGTTATCCGCTAAATCGTCAACATAAGAATTCTTAAAAATTTTATCGATTGCCATAATTTAACTCCGTTGCTAGTTTTTCGAGAAATTGGTTTTCCATGTCAACCACATTGCTTTTGGCGTTGTTCATTTGCAGTTCAACGATCTTGGATTTGTTCTTGATGTCAGCTTCCTTCAACATCAACTCTGCAATCTTAACGCGCTTGTCAAACTCTTTTGCGTTAGCAGAATCTTCATTGGGTAGATTCTTAGTCAAACTGGCACTCATTTTTGCTTGCACTTCAGCAGGCATCAACTGCGCTTCAGTGATCAACTTCTGCGCTTCAGCCCGATTTTGTTCTGCCTGCGTGGTGTTTACAGCAATCTGTGCTTGTGCAGCCTGCATCGCCAACTGCTCTTGCATCAGAGCCTTCTCTTGTGCATTCGGATCAGGCTGGCTCATCTGGTCAAGTGCAGCTATCAATTCATATCTGTTGCTCAAGCTAGAGTTATTTAAGATACCTTTTAGGATTAACGGTAGCACTGGCGTATTCGGCCCCAACGTCTGAAGCAAGCCAATAAATTGCTGCTGTTCGTACTCACGGGCAATGATACCCAGCGTTGCCGTTGCAATGAACTTCATGTCCACCGATGGATAGCGCTCGGGGTCAAACTGCATATACCGGAACGCAGCCTTTTGGATAAACGGGATCAGGAAATCCTCTTGGAAGTTTACCAGTGTGCGTTTGTACTTCTTGATGATCGTAGCGACCGCCATAGACATGCCAGCGCCGTCCCGATTGCCCTGCGTCACCATTCCCTGACCGTCCATCGTGCCTGTAGCTTGTAGCAACATACGCTCAAACTCTTTG